TTCATTAGTTTTTTCTTTACCAGCGTATATACGATGACAATATGACTCAGCATCCCAACCATAATCCAAAAAGTCCTTATACATCTGTTCTACGAGAGATGTCGTGGGAACAACTAAAAGGATTTTTTGACCTTTCTCTACATAATATCTTACAAGAGAATATATCATCAAGGATTTCCCAGAAGCAGTGGGTGATATCAATAGCTTTCTATTATGTCTTAAGGCATCGTATACTCCCTCAACTTGGTATTTTCTTGGTTGATGATTGCAAATAGCACCCATATAGTCTTTGACACCTTCGTATGATATCCCATCATTTACTTCAAAGGGAGCACCATAATATTCATTATCAGTAAATTTATATGTATAATCGTGCCTATCACAGAAAGCAATAATCTTGTCTAGCAATCCCACATATATTTTTTTCGTTCTCATATCGAATAGGTGGATCTCTCCATTCCAATTCCTATTACGATATTGTGGCATAAACTTTGCACCCTCTACCTCAAAGGTAAAGTGGTCTCTCAACTCATACTCAATATGAGGTTCTGAATCAATTTTTAAAAATACTTCGTTAGACTTGGATATAACGACGTTAGCACTAGTGTCAATCACTTAACCCATGCGTCTATGGGTATTTATGAAGTTATGTCAAGCCCCCTTAACCTAGTCCAGAATTGAATCTCATGAACTCGATTGCATTTTTAATTTGGAATGTTCTGTTCTGTATAACCTTAAGAATACTTTCTAAGTAAACTAACATCGTATCATAGTAATCTATCTTTAATGATGTAGTTGAAAGTTTCTCATCTGCATCAAGATACTTTTGCATAGTATCCTTATCCCTTATCTTTTTTGGGAAGGGATTTTCTACATATACTTCTGGGTCTGCTTTCCCACTAAAGTACTCATACCGTTCATGACGGATGTTTTTTCTTTGTTGTTCTGCTTTCTTTCTCAGTAGAAAGATTGTATTATATAATTCAAAATACTTCGCATGAAGAGAGGGGACGTTCAATGATTCTTCGTGTAGATTATCTCTATCCATCTTTGCATCTTTTTCCCACATCTCTTGAAGTTTATCAAGAGTCACACTCATAAAAGTTTTCCTTCCAAATTAGTTATCTTGTATATAGTATACTTGAAACTCACCTCTGCTGTAAAGTACTCGATATCTGTATCAGTTGCATCGAAAGTGACAGTTGAAAGAGAATAAGGGAAGAGGTCATCAAATAATACCTGAAATTTAGGGACAAGATTGTTACTTAAAATTTGGAGAGTTCCATCAGAATATACATCCTGTCTTTTATTTCCAAAAGTTTGTTTTATATATGCCTTATCTTCTAACTCAGAATATTGTGATATAGCTTCTGGATAACCCAACCCACGAATCCAATTCTGTATCTCCATATAATTTGTTAAGTCTTCATCAACCATAAACCTTAAACTCAAATCACCAAATTCTATTTTATCTCCAGGTAATGGAATGTTTCTTAAATAGGTTGGTTGTTCAGCAATTGATAAACTCATATCAGGGATATTTGCTTCATTGCAGAAATAAGCAACACCAGGACTCCTTTTCAATGAGAATTTAAACCCAATTGGTGATAGAAAATTTCTATTACCAATAGGAGTTCCTGGTCTTGGTTGTGGGTCAGTTTTTATTGCCATTAGTCATCGTGAGGTATAGTATAAACCTTATCAGTATCGGGTAGAGTAATGATGATATCTTCTATAATATCAACGGTTCCTTCTGGAACTGGGAATGTTTCTGTCATGATATACTTTTAGACTACTTATATTTAGACAAAAAAAGAGGGGGTAGTTAGACCCCCCCCCTCTCTCCATCTTTAACAAGCAAATGCTTTTTCTAAAGTTGCTATCTGTGTATCTTTATATTTTGCTGCAGTTTGTTTCCATTCTACCAATCTTGAAACTGTTTGATTTTTCATCCATTTATCAATACAATACAGACAGAATGAAACTTGATCTTCAAATTGAGAAAATCTTGTACCCTTTTCACCCAATCTAGTATGTTCTTTCCACTCTTCTATTATAACTGTTATTCCATCAGGAGCATCCACTCTTGTATCAGATGCTTTTTTATCTAGAAGTTTTAAACCTTGAAGTAATCTCTTATTAGTGACACCATATTTTTTAAATGCCATAAAAGCAGCACATGTCCAAGTTTGATTCCAACTTCCTTCATTAACAATCATTTGATCAAATGCTTTAATTTCATCAAGAAAATAAAATGTTTGACCTGGTATTGCTTCTGTTACTGGTGCTTTACTACTGTATACATTATCTTCATCATAACAAACATTTGCCATATGCAATGCTGTGATAATTACACCTTTTTTAACCTTTGTTGATTGTGGTTCATAATTACACATTCCTGTAATTATTCCATAAAATTTTTCTTGATTCTTTTCTGTAGCATTGACAGAATCATAAGTATCATAACATTCCTTAAGTCTTGCAAAAGATGGAAAGTTAAATTCTATAACGAAAACATCTTTAGGAATGCAATCTGAACCACCTATTCCCCAATTATAAGCACGAGTATTTGAATCTACTCTAAACTTACTTCCTGCTTTATATTTTTTTCCATTCATTCTATCTGCTTTAGTTAGTTTCCCAACTACTACAATGGAATGTTCTGGTAGAAATTTTGCTAGATATTTCTTTGCTTTATTCCATCGACCTTCAGTATCTCTCTGACAGAATAATTCTTCTAATAATGCAAATAATTGGTATGGCATCCAATATGTATTAATTATTCCACTTTCTTTAATGCTTACATATGGAACAATATCACCCTGTTTGTTGGTAATTACTGGTAATTCGGGCAAATTACCTTCTACCACTTCCTTTTGGAAGTGTACTTTATTTGGCATGTTTCTCTATAATACTCCACTTCCCAAATGCAGGTTGTGGGTGAACTCATTCCGCTTCCAAATAGAAGGTTGCGAAACTTGTAGGTATTATAGCACAAAAAAAAGGGATGTCAAGCGACATCCCTTTAGAAGAAATATAAGCGTCTCGCTTACATAAGGTTCTTAACAGCAACACGCCTGTAGTAGCGGTTTGTGTTAACTTTGAGTTGACCAAGACCTTGATCAAGTCCTTCGGCAAATGGGTTCGCAACGATTCCGTAACGAGTCTTAAAGCCGATTTTTGGCTGGAATGAATTCTCTCCAACTGCACGAACCATCTGTAGAGGAACGTATGGGCAGTAGAACAGACCAGCATCATAAGGAGATGAACCCTTATAACCAACAACATAGTACTGATTACCACCTGTAGGTGAACCATTACTTGGTGTAAGGTTAGCAGAATATGGGTCGATGTATACTCTATACTTACCTTGTAATGTACCAGCAAATGTATTACCAGTATCATCAACGTTAAGGTTAGCGTTAAGAGCAGGGGTGTAGTCAAGTACACCAGCCATTGTTAGTGCAGAAGCAACGTCAGCAGAACAAAGGATGATGTTACCCTTTCCACGACGAGTTCTCTGTGCGATAGCGTTGGCATCTCTTTCCATCTGGAATAGAAGTCCTTTGAACTTCTCAACAGACCATCTACCGTTTGAGTCGATATCTAAGTCGAATGTACCAGCGTTAGCAACGTTTTGTGTAGCACCTTGCTCTGCAACCTTGTAGATAGTTCTGATAACTTCTCTGTTAATCTCAGCAAGTATCTCAGTACTAAGGATGTTAGCAAGTTCTGCCTCTGCATTAAGACCATGAATCGCCTTAAGGTCTTGAGCAAGCTCTAATGAGTACTCAGCCTTGAGGGCTCTTGACTTAGCAGTAACGGTGACCTTCTCGATTGAGAATGCCATCTGGTTGAACGCTCTGGTTCCTGTACCGTCAAGCTTTTCAGCGTTGTCAGTACGCATACCTTCACCTACGTTATAAGCAGTAGATGATGCGGTTGCAACAGGGTTAAGAACAGCAGGGTTAGTACCAGCCTGAACTGTAGTACCTAAACCAGCGTTAACGTCAGCAGCTCCTTGTAAACGTGAGAAACTAGCGTCTTGTCCAGAGAATGCTGAATTTGCTTCGTCATAGAATGCTTCTGTACCACCTTGGTTGGTGTAACGAGAACGCATTGCGAAGATAAGTCCAGTAGGACCAGACATTGGCTGAACACCAGCAAGGTCATAAGCGACCAAGTTTGGCATTGCTCTTCTAATCAAAGAGATTAGAACAGGGTCGAAACCAGCAGTAGGACCACCAGCAGCAGCATTAGCAGAGAAACCTGCGTTTGCACCAGAGTTGGTATTGTTTGTTGGTTGCTCAGTAAGCATTGAAGTACCACCTTCAAATGCTTGCTGCTCTCTTAAAAATTTTTCTTGGTTTTCTAACAGGACTGCGGTTACGCTTCTACGATGTGAATCCTTAATAGGATCAATACCATCGTAATCTAGAAGTGGGGCCCACTTTTCCTGCAGTTGTTCTGAATGGAACATTTGCTTGTTAAATTAAAAGGTTATGTTTGATTAATAATATTAAATTCAATTATTTTGCTAAACCACGGAGAGTGTTTAGATATCCAGCCATTGAGTTTGATACGTCTGCAGGTGCAGCATTATCTACTCCTTCTGATAAGTTCTCTGATTTAGCCCTTGGTGACTTTCCATTTGAAGGGAAATATGATTCCTTCAAAGTCTCCAACTTCTCACGATATTCTGATTCACTTTCAAACTCTACACTTTCGGAAAGTGAGGCGAGCTTCTCTTTCTGAGTGTCAGCAAGACCCTCGGAAACGGTATCGAAGATTCCATCTGCAGTAGACTCAGCAAGTCTCTTAGTTAGGGAAACATTCTTCTCAATTTGCTCATTGAGTTTGGACTCCATATCATCTAGTTTTTCTACCATGCTTTCAAGCACATCATATTTTTCTTCAGGGATAGTTACATAATGTTCTTCAAAAAGACTCTTAAGACCAGTCATGAAGGACTCAGTAAGTTCTTCTTTAAGACCGTTCTCTACTGCAAGTTGGTTCTCAGTGAACCACTCGTCAGCAACATACTCAAGATAGCTATCGGTACGCTCATTAAGAGCAACTTTGATAGTCTCAACTTCTTCGAGAAGTTTTGCTTCGTATTCAGCATCTAGTACTTCTTTAATCTGTACTACTTTGCCTTTTACTGCAGCTTCAAGGATAGTTTTTGCTTTTTCCTTGAACTCCTCAGAAAGCTCTTCACCTTCTACAAGAGCATTAACATCTTCATCGATGCTTATCTCTGTATAGTCAGGTGCTTCTGCAACAACTTCGTCTTCAGTAGTTTCTACTTCTTCGGTTGTTGTCTCTTCTTCTGCAACTACTTCATTTGTAGACACTTCTTCTTCCTCAGAAACTACATCTTCACCAGTTGCTTCAACTTCTTCAGGAACCTTAACTGGAGTAGCACTTGTACCAGCAGTTTGATCGCCAGCAGTGGCATTTTTATTAACTACATCTCTAACTTGCTTTAGAGTAGCACCAGCAGACTTCAGCTTTGCTGAATCGTCATCTGATTTGTAGTTATCTGGAGTAGGTCCTCCTAAATCTTCTACAGTTGGTGATGTACCACCAGTAGATAATTTAGGCATTGGTTCTCCTGGTGACGCATTAGCGTTGGCAGCAGTTTTAGAGGGAGTTGTGCCTACTTCCATTTCTTGTAAATCTTTGCCACTAGACATTGTTAGTTCTCTCCGATTTCCTGTGTAAAAGTTAAAATCTATATTTATTTATAAAGTTTTTGTTTACAATGAGTTTATAAACTCATTAAACAAGTTTAATTTATGCTCTTCAAGAGTTTTTTGTGATACAAGTGTATCAATTTTGTTTTTAGTTTCAGAAGCGAGTTTTTCCCGAAGGGTAGTACCTTCCCAGATCCACTCCTTTCCTTCCATAATTCCCTCAACAAATGCATCGGGAGCAGAAGGATCTGCTACTATATCTGCTGCTGTTGCTAACATAAAGTCTTCACCAACAACATTGAATCCTTCTTTGGTTGGTTTCAATGAACCAATACCTCTTGAAGATACACCAAGTTTTACACCTTCTCCTATAAGAGACTTTGCAATTTGACCCATTGGTGTGTCAAGGATTTTTGCTCTACCTATAAAGTTAGAACCAGATTCTCTCAAAGAAGTTATCTTATGAGAAACTCTATCAAGGTTGACAGTTGGACCATCAGGATGACCTAATTCTCCAAGTGCTCTACCAGTTACAATGTGTGCTTCATTATAACGTCCCACTTCTTTTTGAAGTGTTTCCATTGGATACATCCGACCATTTCTGTTCTTGATGTTTCCTTGTAGAAAAATTCCCTCAATATAGAGAGACTTTTTACCATTTTTTTCCTCTGTAATAAATTCTACAGATTCAATTTCTTCTCTAATCAGTTTCATTAGGAATCTCCTACTACTTGAACTTGTTGAATTTTCACAGTACCTGCACCACCTGCTTGTAGTACAGCGACTTTAAACGACTCTCTTAAATCTGAACCCAATTTTGTTTCATCCCATGTACCACTAGCTCCAGAAGTATTAGTATCAACTGTAATTCGTGTACCATGATACCCATCAAAGTTATTGGTATTATTAACCGCAGTTACTTCTTTATGAGAAAAAGCAAAACTAGTTTGTCCTGGTGCAGTCAATGTAACATAATCACCAACCACAAACTGAGAACCAGTTCCTGATTGAAAATCTATAATAGTAGGATTTCCTTTAGTAACTTTTTGAACAGGTTGAGATCTAACTTGACCTGTGCTTATTACTTCAGGGACATTTGCCACCAAATAAAAATCTGCAGTAGTTGCAGTAGGATCTCCTCCTACTTTAATATATGCATCATTAGCTTTAGCAACGACACGTAAATATTTCGTCTGATGTGATTGTGCCGCTGATTTAGCAGAAGAACCACTAGTCGTTATACTTACTTGATCACCAATTGGATTAAGAGCCATTATCCTTAAAAGTCCATTTAATAGTTATTTATAATTACTCTTCACCTGTTGATACTTCATCAGTATCTGCTGCATCAACATCTGCTGCATCAACATCTGTATTCAGTATTGAATTAGCTACATCAGGTCTAGCAGTATCTACTTTATCAGCAGCTTTTGCAAAAAGCATATCTTTTATAGTATCACTAATATTAGATGGAGATTCATCAGCAATGATCATATCCATTAATTTAGATTGTACATTATCCATATCAGGTTGTTCAGTCATGTTAAAATGTCAAATATGTGAGTAATCTGTAATATTTATATCTCTCCACCCTTGGGTCTTACGACACTTGTATCAAGGTCGGCACTACCCATAGTAGCAGCTTGAGATGCCTTCTCTAGATCTGGTTCCATTATAGGTGCACCAAGATCTCCAAGAGGAGCACCAGTTTCAGGATCTACTGGTGTCATAGGATCCATAACAATCCCATCCTTAATTTCCTTCTTCATAATCTTATCTTGCTCCAATATCTCTTCATCAGTCTGACGTAATAACTTTCTTCTTACATAATCTTGGGAGAAGTACTTGCCAATATATGGTTCAGCAGATGTTGCTGCTGCTAATCTTTCGTTAAATAACTCAGTTTCTTTTAATTCTGAGAAGTGATTATCATATAAGAAGTCATATTGTATATGCTCACTCATAGTCTCCCAGTCTTCTGGGGTGATTATATTCTTTAATAACAGTTGAGTTCTAAGCATATCATTGAACAATCTTGAGAATCTCTTTCTCAAACGTCCAACAAACTTACTAAATTTAACCTCATCTCTTAAGATTTCAGAAGATCTACCAAGGTTAAATCCACCATCTCCTTCTATTCTGGAGACAGGAACATTTAATGATTTGTATAATTTCTTTTTGAAATACTCGATGTCCGTGATCTCACCGAGGTTTTGACCTCCAGGAAGAGTAGAAATTTCAGTACCACGTCCTCCTTCTCTCCGAGGGAGCCAGAAATCTTCCAGCATCGCCATGTACTTTTTGTCATCACGTACCTCTCCAGTGTTAGCGTCGTATACAAGTTTGTTACGATATCGCATCATCACATCTCTGAGATATTGCTCTGCCTTAACTTTAGGTAAATTACCTACATCTATGTAGAAAATTCTACGTTCTGGTGCCCTCGATAATCTGTATATTACTAGAGAATCCTCAATCATTCTAAGTTGATTGAGTGACTTAATTGCCTTATGTAAATATGAAAGAGTATTTCCTTTATTTCTATCTACCAATCCCGAAGTACAGTATGCTATTGCATCTTTTGCTATCTTAATTCCAGCACTTGCTCCTGTTGCATTAATATTTCCTGTTGGATATTGTGTCTTAGGATTGTATATAAAATACTCTTCTAACTCTGGCCATGTATAATCCATTGGATTAGCATTAGCCTGTACAACTGGACTATTAGGATTTCTATTAGGATCTTTCTTCTTTTCTTGTCTAATAAAACGCATTTTCATTGCGTCAATATAACGCAATTCCTTTATTCCCTCATGAGGATTTTTTAAATCAATGATTTTATGATAATAAATTCTTCCATCTACATACCAGTTTCTATAAATTTCATGTGCTTTCTTATCAAAATCCATCAAGTCCAATATAAACTTAAACTCATCTCTTAACTTCTTCTTGATTCCGTCACTTGCATTTAAATGGTCTAAGTCTAATTCTACTGGTTGGTCATTAGTGTCTGATACAATTGCCTCATGAATAATATCTTCAATGGCACTATCGCATTCTGGCTGAAGTGCCATTTCACGATAACGCTTAATTAATTCAAATTCTGTTCGATATACACCTTCTAAGTCAACATAAGAACCAAAAAAACCACTACTCGCATAATGGTCAACCCCGTCCTCGTCATTGCGAGGAACGGGGGATACCGCAGTCGGAGATAGTGGTTCAGTGTCCTCAATTGAGAACCCAAATAACTTAGACATGATTTATTGAATCTTTACCCTTATATTTATATTAGTTTGGATCACCTGCTCCTGTGTTACTGATAGAATTGACTTGGAATTCAACTGTGAATTCTTCGATAGTATCACCAGTATCGTAAGAAAGATCTATTGCAGAAACATTAGTTGGGAAGATCTCTTGGAATTCGTATTCTTTTAATACAACATTCTCTTCTCCATCAGAAGTTTTACTACTTGCTTTTGATCCTCTACCAAGTTGGAATACGGTAGCATTTACCATATACTCACTAGGATTGGTAGCACCAAGGTTATTAGATAGTTTTGCTATCTGCTCAGTCCATTGTTCAAATGCATTTCTCAATACAAATCCTTCATCATTGATGATGGTAACTGTCCATGTGTCGATAGTTCTGTCTCCAGCAACTTTAAAAATACGACCTCTGAACGGAACATCGATTGCTGCAATATTTTGAGCAGGTAATGCTGCTGCCTTACACATATACCTGAAGTTATCAGCACTCCAAGTTATACCTGCAGGTAGAGTTGTGAGCTCTACCTCGAACAGATTGGGTCTTGCACCACCACCGATGAGTGCCGACTTGAACATTGAGATTGATTTGTTCTCTCTACTTGTTGCCATGATTGGGGTTCCTCCTGTTGTTATTTAGATTATGAAATTAAACTCTACCGACTACTTCTTCAAAGTTAACACCAGTTCTGGTGGCAACAAAGGTAAGTGTTACGTAGTTGATTGACTTCGCAGGCTTCAGGAAGATGTCTGCTCGGAATTCATTATTATCAATAACATCAGGGGTGTTGTTTGTAGTGTCGCAAACAACAAGGAATCCAAAGAGTCCTCTCTTTGCCTGAAC